AAGGCGAACGGCACGTCGTTCGGGCTGCCAGCTTCCACGATCGCCTGGCCGAAGATCTTCACGCCCGTGTCGAGGCCGCCGTCGAACGGCACCCCGCCCGGAGAGTCGATCGGGTCGTCGCCGCCGCCCGCACTCGCCGCCGCCTGCCATTCGTGATGCGGCGGCTCCAGGCCGGTTCCGTCCGCCGCGTTCCACAGCCAGTATCCCAGCACGACTTCGGCCGGATCCGGGATGCCGGACGGCGTCACGTCGCCGGCATTGACGCCGTTCCAGCCGTTCCTGCCGCCGATCCAGGCCGAGCCGACCCCGCTGCCTGCCGGCGGCGTCACCACCTGCACCGAGTCGGCCCAGCTCAGCGTGAACGGCTCGACGAAGGCAGGCCCGCCGCCGCCTGTCTCCTGGTCGCCCAGGCCGACCTCGAGCTGCTTGCCGATCTGCACCGCGAGATAGCGCGAGGCCCAGCCGACCTCGACGATGGTCCGGAACGGGTCGAGGACGACCGGGTTTTCGGTAGAGCCGTAGGGACCGGGCATCAGCACCTTCCGCCGAAGGCGGAGCGGGCGACTGCCCGCCGCCGCTCGTGCGGCGCCCCCGCGGAGCGCCAGGCCGCCTTGCGGCCGGTGCGGCGCGTGAGCGAGATCATGCCGTCACGTCCTCGGCGAGCCGCCCCTCGAGATCGTATTCGTCCTCGGCGACGCATTTGAGCACCACGGTCCCGTGCCGCACCGCCGTCTGCGCCAGGAAGCCGTCCGGCACGTTGATTGTCACCCCGGTGCCGGCGTCGAACTCGATCGGGTCGGCGCCGGCCTGGCGAAAGTAGATCTCGCTGTCGACCGCCATGCCGATGCCGGAAGCCACCACGACGGTGACGCCGGCCGCGAAGCGCTTGTAATGGTTGGCATCGCCCGAGACGAGCTCGTAGGTCCCGTCGGTCGGCACATCCTCGTCGTCGGTGATCGCCGGCCGGAAGTTCGCCTGCGGCAGCGTGAACGGCCCTTCCTCCGTCGCATCGTCGAGGATGATGGTGATCTGCGTGCCGTCCTGGACGATATTGGCGATGCCGTTCGGCTCGGGCAGCGCCGCGATCTCGGAGTCGATCTTCTGGTCGACCGTATAGAAGTTCTCGTCGACCTGCGCTGCCGTCAGGTTGGTTCCCTCGCCCGGCCCCCAGGCGCCGGCCGTCCGGTATCTGATCGTCATTCAGCGTGCTCCTCTTCGGCCCGTCAGGGCCGCAAGGCGTGAGTAGTGGAGTAGTGAGTAGTGAAAAAAGAAGAACGTGGAGCCCGACGGATGATCTGCACCATTCACTATTCACTATTTCACTATTCACTCACGCCGCATCGGGATTTCGGAAGTTGAGGCGGATGAACACGCCGTCGTCGCGCCGCTGGAACGCGATCCAGATGCACCGGCGGACCATCACGTATTGCTCGGGATCGTCCGGGTTCTCGACCCTGATTTCCTCTTCCGAACGCTGGTATTCGTCGTATTCGATCAGCTTCGCGCCGGCTGGAGGCTCCTCGTCGCCGCCGGTGCCGCTGTTGACGATCGTCGTATAGGTGATGTCGGTGACAGCTGCCGGCTCCGTCAGCTGGAACCTGGCCGGCTTGCCCCATCGGAGCTCGGCTGCGCCCTGGTCGACCGGCGGCCTCAGCAGCGCCAGCCTCTGGAGCACGTCCTCGGCCAGCCCCTCGCGCGCGATCTTCTCGGCCGGGGAGATCGGCCCCAACTGGCGTTTCGCCCGCTCTCTGGCGCTGTCCAGCATCGAATTGACGCGCTCGGCCGCGCCTTCGATGCCGCGGACGCCGCCGCTCAGCGAAAGCGTGTAGCGCTCGCCCATCACGCTGCCTCGCAGGCCGCGACCGCGGCCCGCCGGCCGTCCGGCGCCCCGCCGGAGCGCCAGGCCCCGCGGCGATTGCGCAGCAATCGTCCGCAGCGGCCGATACGGCGCGTGAGGCAGGACAGACCCATCACGCCGCCTCGAGGTTGATGGTGCGCGGCACCATGAGCGAAGAGACATTCACCGCGTAGGACGTCTCGAACGGCCCGCCGTCGAGCGGCACAAGTTCCAGATCGACCTCGGTATAGACCTCGTTCAGCGCCTCGGCCGCCTGCACCAGGTCGCCGGCGATGCCGAGCCCGGAGAGCACCGCCCGCTGCGCGAATTCGCCGTTCGATACGGTGAGCGTGTCGATGACGTTGACCGCCTGCATCCCGTTGAGGAGATCGACGCCGTCATCGTCGGGATCGGCGGCGAAGGTCTCGTACTGGACCTCGCCGGCGATCGGCATGGTAAACTCGCCGGTCTCCACCTGCCATCCCGAATTGACGTAGCCCGCATCGACATAGGTCGGCGTGCCCGTGGCCCCCGAAACCGTGTTGCCCTCGCCGACCATGCAGCCGATGGTGATCGAGGCGCCCAGCGCACCCTCGTCACCGTCGAGCGAAAGCTGGTAGGCCACGACCTTGCCGGACGCCGTCCCGCCGGGAAGCCTGTCATCGTCGACCGAGACGTTCATCGTGCAGTCGAGCGCGAGCGCATTCAAAAACGGCACGTCGAACGACACTTCCACCGCCCGCGCCCGCGCCAGTATCTGGGCGCGCGCCATCGATATCAGCGCGGTCAGGCTCTGCCGGCCCCTGTCGGTCGGGAAATAGCTCCTGCGCCTGACATCCCTGACCGGCTTCAGCGCGCCCGCGTCGATCGGCTTGTCGGCATCCGAGGAGGCGAGCGTGAGATATACCACCTCGTCGTCGGCGGCGAGCGTCACGACGTCCTGGCAGTCCGCCCTCAGCGTGAACGTGACGGTTTCCGCATATTGCCGGCTGGCTGACCAGTCGACCTCGAACTCCGGAACCAGAGTCCACACCGGAAACTCGCCGGTCTCGTTGGTGGCGATGACCGTGACGAAGCCCTGCTCGACGACCAGGCCATCCACGCGTGTGACCGAACTGTCGCCCACCGTCCAGCCCGAGCCGATCCTGTCGCCCTTCTCCGGCCAGTCCTCGGAAAGCCCGCCCCCCGTCAGCGACGTCACCACCCAGCCATTGCCGGAACCGACCGACTGGAACGCCGAAAGGAGCCTCGCCTTCAAATCGACCGAGCCCGTCGCCACCTGGTCCCAGGTGACCGACGCCTCGACCTTGACGGCCCTGATCGGCGGCGAGCCGATGGCGACCGCCAGGCTGTCGTAGATGATGTTTTCGCCGAAATCGATCGAGTCCCCCTCGCCCGTCACGATGTCCGATGCCGTGACCGCGTGGCTCGTCCTGTGGCAGTGCCAGAGCTTCGGATAGAACTCCAGCACCGCGTCGGGATCGTCGCGCCTGTCGGGCGCCACCCACAGCGCATCGTAATAGGGCGTCACCCGCAAGGCCGACGCAGCCGTGCGCTTGCGCGAATCGTAATTGCCCGGCCGCGCCTGGAACGAAAGCCGCACGGTCTCGCCGTCGATGTCCTGCGGCAGCGCCACCAGCCGCCCGAAGAACAGCGGCACGACGCCGTCGGTGGTTTCGGTATCGACCGAAAACCACGCCCAGATCTGCCGGCCCGGAGCGAGCAGGCCGGTCTCGGGGTTCGGCACGACGATGTCGAGCGTCGCGAAGTCGCCCTCGTGCTGCGCCAGCACGAAGGAGAACACCGACAAATCCTCGACCTGGTGCGAGACGTTGAACGTCGTCTCGCTCGCGTCGGCCCATGCGAAGAAGAACTGCAAGGCTTCAGGCCTCTTCCAGTGACATCTGCCAGTTGCAGGCAGCGCCGTATTCATCCTTGCCGATGCGCAAGCCCGTGACCTTCATGGCGAGCTTCGGCCGGTAGAACACGAAGCCGTCGGCCGTCCGCGACGATCCCGACACGACAGGCTTTTCCGGCGAGCTGCCCGTCGCGTCGGGATAGGCGAGCTCGGGGATGCAGCTGACGTTGATCGTCATCCCCGGCCAGATGCCGTCGATCGCCGGGCTGTCCATGTCGGTGCACGTCACCGTCGAGCGGTATTTCCTGAACTGCGTCGCGCCGAGGTCGACCAGGTCGCCGTTGATCGTGCGGCGCATCTGCGCGGATATCGGCTCGAGCGTCTGCGTGACGCCGCGCGCCGAATAGGGCGGCACGCCGACCTCGTCGATGTCGAAAACGGTCGTCTCAGCCGGCACGAGACCCTCCGGCCGAACCGCGTGAGGCAGGCAAACTCTTCACCTATCGCCTCCAGCCCGGCTTGCGGCCGGTCGAGGCGACCGAGCGGCCGCCGATATACTGCGACAGCTTGCCGGCGATCGAGGCCGGGCTCTCCTGGGCGAGTGCCGCGATCGTCTGCCCGCCGGGCAGGTTGATGACGATCGGCGTGCCGCTTGGCCCCGCCGGCTCGGCGAACCCGCCGCCGGCGAGCGCCAGCGCCGGCTGTGGCGCCATCCCGGCGAAGCCGCCGCTGAGCCCGTCGACCAGCCCGCCGAGGTTGAAGCCGCGGAAAAAATCCTTCGGCAGGCTGAGCGAATTGATCGCGGCCATCAGCGCCGGCCCGTATTTCCTGACCGCCGCCGTGCGCATGACGAACTCGCCGTCGCTGAGCCAGGCGAGAATGGAATCGCTCGTCGCCGTTCCCGCGCCCCTCACCTGCCCGCCGCCGGCCAGGCCGCGCGCCGACGAGCTGCCGCCGCCGCCCGAGCTCGCCTGCGCCCTCAGCCGCGCCGCTTCGGCGGCAGCGCGCCTCAGCGCCGAGATGATGCGGGAGATCATCGCATCGATCGACGCCGCGATGCTCCCGACTTCCGTCCTGATCGCCGCGAAGCCGCTCGCGACCAGCGCCCGGATGCCGTCCATGATCTCGCCGATGCGGCTCGAAGCCTGCTCGAACGGCTCGACCAGCCTCGCCGCGAGCTCGCCGGCGCCCTCGATGTCGCCGGCCGCTTCCGTCGCCCGCGCGATCGCCGCGGCGATCGCATCGGCCGCGGCCGCCACCTCGCCGGTGGCCCCGGTGAACGCCTCGACCACGCCCGACACCAGCGAGCCGACCGTTTCGATGACGGCCGATATCGCGGCGCTCGCCACCGAGGAAATCGCGTTGAAGGCAGTGGTCGCCGCGCTCTCGATGGTGCCCCACACCGCCGAGCCTGCCGCCGAGATCGTCGCCCACACAGGCGCCAGCAGCGCCGCCGCGCCCTGGGCGGCCACCACGATGCCGTCCCATATGCCCATGGCGGCCGTCGAGATGGCGAGCCATACGCCCTCGCCCGCGGCCCTGATCTGGTCCCATGTCGGCAGCAATTGAGCGGCCAGGTCGGCCAGCCGCGCGATGACGCCCTGGACGAACCCCTCGACGCCGAGAACCGCGCCGGCGAAGACCGCGGCCAGCCCCTCGAGCGCCAGCGCGACGGCATCGACGAAGAATTTTCCGACCGCCGCGCCGGCTTCCTGCATGGCGGCCCCGAACGCCGCGAAATTCTCCGCGGTGAACAGCGAGGCGATGAAGTCGAAGGCTTCCAGCGCCGCCGCCTCGATGTCGTCCCAGAAGATGACGATCGCCGCGCCCGCCGCCACGAGCCCCGCGACCAGCAGCGCCGGCCAGCCCACCAGTCCGGCGATGAGCCCTATGAACGTCGTCGCCCCTGATATCAGGATGCGGAAGAATGCCGTCGCGCCCGCGATCAGGCCCGAGCCGAACAGCGGCGCCAGCAGGGTTCCGATGAGCTGCAGCCCCGCGATGACCACGCCGACGCCCGAGGTGAACAGCCTGAACACGCCGATGAGCTGCAGCAGCGCCGCCGTGATCAGCAGCTGGCCGCCGCTGATGTTGGTGCCGAACACCGCGTTGATGCCGTCGGCGACGAATTGCGCGGCATCCCGCACCGCCCTGAACAGCGGCAGGATGATGCCGTTCACCACCGCCGCGACGTCGGTCCCGAACTCGACGATCGCGTCGCGCCATTCGAGGATCCACGGCCGCGTGACACGCGCGTCGTTGCCGGTGAGCGCCGACACCAGGTCGCCGAGGAAACTCGCCGTCAGCTGCGCGGCGACGCGGCCGAGCTCGATGAGCGCGTCCCTGTTGCGCACTATGAAGTCGCGGAAGGCCTCCGCGCCGGCGAGTACGATCGGCGCGAACAGGAGCCCGATCTGCGCCCTGACCGCACGAATGGCGACGCCGACCTCGTCGAGCGCGTCGCCGAGCGCATCGCCCAGCCTGAACTGCTCCGGCGTGAACACGATGCCGAGCCGCTCGGCCTGTCGCCCGAGCTCGCGCAAGCCGTCCGCACCCTGGTTGAGGAACGGCAGCAATTCGGTGCCCGACCTGCCGAACAGCCCGATCGCGGCCGCCGCCTCGCGCGCGCCGGCCGGCATTCGCTGGAACGCCGTCGCCAGATCGCGGATGATGTCTTCCGTCGGTCTCAGTTGCCCCCTGGCGTCGAAGATGGTGACGCCGAGCTCGGAGAATTTTTTGAGCGCCTCCTCGGAGCCGCCCGCCGCCTCGTCGAGCGTCTTGTTGAGGCGGTTCATGCCGGCCTGGAAGGTCTCCAGGCTGACGTCGGCCTGTTCGGCCGCGAACGCCAGCCGGCCGTAGGCATCGATCTGCAGGCCGGTCTTCTCCGCCGCCTTGCCGGCGGCATCGGCGGCTTCCGCGCCGCTCTTCGCCAGCTGGAACACCGCGACGCCGGCGCCGGTCGCCACCGTCGTCAACCCGGCGAACGCCAGCGCCACACGCCGCCCGACTGTCGCGAGATCGCTGCCGAAGGTCTTCAGCGACGCCCCGAACTTGGCGAGGTCGGCCTTGATCGCCGCGGCGCGGATCTGCTCGAAGGCCTTTTCGCCGGCTTCGCCGATCGCCTTGAGCTGATCCTCGATCTGCTTGCCGCCTTCCAGCGCGATGCGCTGGACGATCGGTTTGCGTGCCATGATCTCTCCGCTTCGTCATCCGCGGGCTTGACCCGGGGACCCATTCCGTGACCTGCCGGCAGTCTGCCTACGCGTCCGGCTTAAGATGTTTCACATAGAGCGCCGCCAGCCTCGCCGCGGCGCGCTCGACGATCTCGCGGATCGAGAACCGGTCCCTGATGTCGACCGACCTCAACCCGACGAACAGCGGCACCAGCCTCGACGGCGCCCCGCCCGCCCCTCTTCGCAGCGCCGACAGCGTCACCTTGCTCCCGGCCTGCGGTCGTCCGGTGCCGCCGCGCTTCTGCCCGCGCCGGCTCAGCGCGATCTGCCCCGCGAGCAGCGGATTTTTTCCAGGCCGGTTGATCGAGAACAGCGGCCCGACCGTCCTCACATACTGCGCCGGCGTCGCCCTTTTTCCACCGACCCGCTTCGGCGTCGATTTGAGCGGCAGCCACAGCAGCGGCTTGCCCGGTATCGTCGCCCCTTCCTCGAAAACGCCGGCATAGCCGATTTTGTGGAAGGCGAGCGCCGCCGCGTTGATCGACACCTTCGGCCGCTTCGGGTAGACGTTGACCCGGAACGCGTTCTGCCACTTGCGCGAAAACCCGGCCGCGGCGATGTCGGCCCGCCCTTCGCGCTTGACGATGTCGCCCGCTTCCGAAATCGCCCCCGACCCGGCGGCAGCGATCGGGTCCTTCATCGAAGCGAAGGCCTCGGCGAGCTCCCTTTTTTTTTTCCGCTCGTAGACGAACCGCGCCATCAGCCGGCGCCGCCCCCTCCACCGCCTTCGGCGGTCCCCCTCCCCCGCGAAGCAAGCTTCGCAGGGGAGGATCCGCGCTGGTAGACGGCCGCGACGCCGATCCTCCCCCGCTTGCGGGGGAGGGGGACCACGCGAGGCGTGGTGGAGGGGGCGGCCTCGCTCATTCCTTCGTCAGCTCCCTGATCCGCTTTTTCACGTCCTTCGGATCGCCACGCGCCGCGGTGGCCTGCAACGCCAGTTGCGCCCCCGTCTCGCGCTTCCTTCGCCGGTCGGAGAAGCCGAGCCGTCCGACGAGCTCGCGCGGCGTAGACTTCCACAGCCGCTCCTCGTCGTGCCCGCGCTCGATCAGCTCGACGATCACTTCCGCGATTTCGTAGCCGGCGCCCTTGCCGATGCTGCGGCCGCGTCGGCTCCCAGAGTTGCCCCCAGCGCCGTCAGCTTCTCGACGAAGGGGCCCAGTCCGTTTGGGAGCGTCAGCTTCAGGATCTTCGCGATGAAGTCGGCCTGGACGTCGACCGACAGCTTCGCCGCTATCTCCTCGGCCGCCCGGTCGCTGGGCGATCCGCAGCCCGCCGCGATGATCGCTGAAACAGCCTCGCCGCCCATCTCCATCAGCCGCTCCGGGGAAACTTCCATCCCGCTCATCATCTTCCTGAGCTCGGGAAACCGCGCGAGCAGGCTCGCCACCCCCGCCGCCGAAACGCCGTACACTTCCACTTCCACGCCGCCGACCGAAACCGTCTCGGTCAGCGGCGCGATATCCAGCAGACTCGCCATGCAAACTCCCTCTGGTTATCGAGGCAGTAGGCAGTAGGCAGTAGGCAATAGTCGTCTCCTACTGCCTAAGCCCTACTGCCTACTGCCTGATCATCACTCCGCGTCCGTCACCGTGATCGTGCCGAAGTTCGTCGAGCCGTCCGTGTAGGTGGTCGACAGCACTTCCGCCGTGATCTCGATCTGGCCCCACTCGTCGGAGATCAGGCTCAAGGACCCCGTCGGCGTGAACGACACGCTCGGCAGGTTCATCACCACCTGGTTGCCGACGTCGTTGGTGCCGGTGAAGACGATCGCGCCGGTGATCTCCGACTGCTCGAAGATGTCGAAGCTCTTGGTGCCGTCGGTGGCGGTGGCGACCTCGGAGCCGATCAGCAGCATCTGCAGGTTTTCGGCCGTGATCTCGTCGAGCACGATCCTCAGCGCCATCGACTTTTCGAGCACGATCGAGCGGTCCTTGGTGCGCACGCCGGAGCGCGAGGAGAAGTGATCGAGCTTCTCGATCGTCGGCGTCAGCTCGACCTCGGGCGCGTTGCCGAGATCGCGCTCGACGCCGCCGGTCGGCGTGAACTTCACGATGCCCTTGCCGATGAAATAGTTGAGCGTGTTGGGAGAAGCAGGCATGGCCCTTTCCTTTCAGAGTTGCCCGCTACGCCGGGCGTTGCGATTAGCCTTCCTCGCCCCTTGTGGGAGAGGATAGTAAGGCCCGGTGAGCGGCTTGCCGCGAACCGTTGGCCGCACTTGGTGAGGGGTGTGCGCCCTTGCCGATTGGGGTGCTTACGCCGTGACCTCTTCCACGAGGCTCCCCGGACGCATCAGGTACCGGAACGCGAACGCCACGCCGATGCCGCCTTCCATGGACCTGCCGCGCTCGGCCACCATGTTCGAGCCGAGATAGCGCGCCGACCGCCCGTTTTCGGTCAGCGCCAGCAGCGCCGCATCCGACAGCACGGCCTTGATCAGCTTCGCCCTCAGCTCGTTGAGCCTGGTGCCGACTTCGGCCGCGCTCGAGGCCAGCCGGAACTGCACCTCCGGCGTCATCGTCACCCGCCGCGGCGCCGAGGCCGGCCTGCCTTCAGGGTCGTCGTCGGCGGCGAGCTCCTCGCCGTCGAGCAGCACGACCACGGGCAGCGCCGAATCGGCGAGCACCGTCTCGTTGCGCCTGGCATTCAGCGTCGCGTCGACACCGCCGGCGATCTCCAGCAGCCGCGCCAGTATCTCCTCGCGCGGATCCATCAAACCACCTTCTCGAGGATCAGCCGCACTTCGCCCTCGTCCTCGCCCGCCGGCGACGGCCGCATCTCATGGCTGGCGATCCGCCACGATCTGCCGTTGAACGCGATCGCCGCGCCGTCCAGGCTGGCAACCGCGACATCAGCCTCGTCGAGCTCGTAGACGCGCAAATCGGCCGCCGGCAGGATCGTCGCGACGCCCGGCCCGCTCAGCACCTCTATGCCGAACGTCTTGTCCACCGCCGTCAGCTCGATCTCGGTCGCCGCCGTATCGGCCAGCGTCAGCACCGCGTCGACGCCGAGCGCGCCGTAGATCGCGTCGTAATGCGCCCGCCAGTCCATCCTATTGCAGCAGCCTCCACAACGTCCCGTCGACCAGCTCGCGCTCGTTGAACTGCGAATAGGCGAGCGACCTCAGCCACGGCTCGCGATCCGGATAGATCGGCTCCTCGATCCGCCCGATGTCGCAGCGGCCGACGAGCGCGGCCGCGCTCGACCGGTCGACGAACACCGGGCAGCCCATGATGACGGCTTCCACCGCCGCGCCCGATCCGTGCGTCACGAGGCAATGAGCGCCCTCCAGATCCCGGTGCAGCTTGCGCCCCGACCGCTGCATCTCCTTGTCACGAAGGACGATCGTCCGATCGGTGATTTCCTTCAGCCTCGCGACGGTCTTTTCCGTCCAGCTCTCGAGGCCGTGAAAGGCGCTGTAGGTCGGCGTCGGCTCGGCGACGACGACGTGTTTGCCGGTCCGCTTCCACGGCCAGACCGGCGTCGCCATCGACGTCCAGCGGTCGTCGGCGCAGTCGCGGATCCGCTGCATCTGGAACGCGCCGACGTGCCAGCGGTAGTAGCCGCCGTCGGTGCCCGGAGGCAGGTCGGTGGCGAAGATGCGCCTGACATAGCCCCTGTCCCAGTAGATGAACGTCCTGCCGCTCTGCCGCCATTTCATGACGAGATGCCTGACTTCAGGCATGCAGCCGACGATCGGGATGATTGCGTCGGGCAGCCTGTCGAGCTCGCCGGCGTCTGTTTTGACCACCATGCCGCCGAGCTTCTCGATTTGCCGCGCGACCGTCTCGAACAGCACCTGCTTGAACTTCTTCAGCCCCGCCGGGACAAAGAAGGCGACCCGCCGCGGCTCGATCATCGGCACCAGTACTCGCGCACCCAGCTCAGATGCGTGTATTGGGACGGATCCCTGCGGCCGGGAAACGCCACCACGCGCGCCCCGCGCGGCAGCAGCTCGCCGCCGGGCCAGCCGCGCTGCTGGAATGCATAGACGCCCGTCTGCCGGCCGCATCTCCAGCCCGCCGCCCGCGAAAACTTGTGCCAGAACCAGCCCTGGTCGTCGGGGAACTCGAAACGCGGGATCACGTCCAGCTTCGCCGGCGAGAAGTCGTGCCAGACGTCCGGCCTGTAGCCGGCGGTGAGCATCCACATCGAGCCGTTGTACGGGCACGGATTCGCCGAGTTCGCGCCCTGCATGATGACGAACGGCTCCGGCCGGTCGAAGAGGCCGCCGAGCGGCCCCGTCACGATCAGGTCGAGATCGAGGCAGACGATGCGGTCGCCCTCCCTGATCCCGAGAGCGCGCTGCCAGGACGGATCGAACGCCCTGAGCCGCGCGAAGCAACCCGGTATCCGGGTGAGATGCATGTCCTCCTGCGCCGGCCGGCAGACGAGGAAGCGATGGTCCTTCCCGAGGTGCCGCCCGACGCCGGCCGCGAGGCGCTCGACATAGACCGGCGGATATTTCTCGCCCCATTGCCATGTCGTCACTACGAGCGCCACAGGACACCGATGCCGTTGTGTCCGGTCTCGCGCCTGATCTCCAGGTGTTTTCGCCCTTCCCTCAGCTCATCCCACACTTTCGGGACATCGATCTTCAATTTGTGCGCCGGGAAATTCGCCGGCTCGACCCAGCCGATGTCGTGGAACGCGACGAGGCGGCCGAGCGGCCCGTAATTCGCCCAGTCCGCCCTGACGTAAGGCTCCGTATGGTTGGCGTCGATGAACACCGCGTCGAACGGCCCGAGCCGCGTCGCGAACGCGATCGCCTCCGGCGACGTCGAGTCGCCGAGAAAAAGATGCGCGTCGTAGCCCTTTTCGGCCAGGCGGGCGACGCAGGCCTCGAGCGGCGCCTGTGTCTCCTTGAACGAGCCGTCCCCGTGCGGCTGGTCGATCGACACGACCCGCGAGCCCCGAGGCATCGACCAGGCGACACGCCAGAGCGAGCCGCCGAACTTCGAGCCGATCTCCAGGTAGGAGCGGACGTTCTCATGCGCCAGCAGCTCGATGAACGAGGCGATCTCGTTCCCGTTCTGCAGCGCGGCCGTCTTGTATTTCGCCTTCTTCAAAGCCGCCTCATCGCTTCTTCGTAGACGACGTCCACCCTTATGTTCTCCATCGCTTGCCGGCAGTGCCTGCACGGGCTCGTCGAGCCGCAGAATTCCTTCGAGCCCGTCATGTTGGCGTGCGTTGAATAGCCGGTCACCTCGGGCGGGATGAAGCCGCCGAAGATGACCACGGCCGGGATGTTTACAGCCGCGGCGCCGTGATGCAGCCCGCCTTCCGGGCCGATGTAGAGCCTCGCGTTCGCCAGGATCGCCAGCGCGTCGCGGAAGCTCCCCGTGCTCACCGCCTCGACGCCGTCGAGGGCCTTTCCGGTCGCGAACTGGATCAGCCTGACGCCGCGCAGCCGCAGGTAGTTCGCGAGCTGCTGCCAGTTGCCGCGGCCCCAGTCCTTGTTGGCCGCTACCTTCTTCCATGCCGGCAAATTCGGCTCGATGACAACGTAGTCGCCGGCGACGCGGCGCGCGTGCTCGCGCTCGGCCTCCTCGAAAAACACCTCGCCGGGCACGGCCCTGAAATCGCGGTTCCATATCCAGCGGCCCCGCCCCGGCCGGTTGTAGATCCGGTGCCCCTTGTAGAACGGCACCCATTCCAGGTCGGTCGTCCGCTCCTCGCCCGGCCTCGCGATGTTCGGGTTGCCCCGGAATATCCCGGCGCTGTGCTGGTCCCACAGGATGCGCCGGCGGTCGCCGAAGGCGATCCGCTTGCCCCGCGCCGCGGCGCCGCGGGCGAGGCCCGTCGCCATGAGATTATCGCCCAGGCCCATCTTACGGCCTTCCCCGGGAGGCCGGGACCGCGACTGCGGTCAGCCGGTCGTCCGGCGCCCCCGCGGAGGGCCAGGTCACGAACCGAGCGCTGCGGCCCGTGAGCGAAATCACGCCGCCCACCGCATCAGCTCGGCCCGCCATTCCTCGGCCCAGGGTGCGGCCTCGTATCCCGGCATGTCGGGCGTTCCGTCGGTGAAATGCACGATCGCCGGATCTATGCGCGGGTCGCTGTGGCCGACCAGGAAATTCCATTTCGGGTCGAGCCCGCCGATCTCGGAATCGTCGAGCCAGCAGAAGCGATGCAGGTCTCGGCCCGCCACGGCGTTGACCAGCGCCGGCGTCAGCGCCCGGTTCGCCTTGTGGCCGCAGTTGATCAGCATCACCGACGACCAGTTCTTGCGCGCGTAGGCGGTCTGCAGCTGGCCATCCATTTTGATGTCGTTGGCCGGCCGGTGGTCGTGCTTGACCACCATCACGGCCTTGTCCGGGTCGGCCTGGTCGAACAGCCGGTCGAGGTTCGTGCGCACCAGCATGTCGCAGTCCATGAACAGCGCCCAGCCACCGCCGGCGAGGTGCGGCACCAGGAAGCGGCTGATCGCGAACTCCGTCGACATCGGCGCTTCCGAAATGTCGTCCCACAGCCTGCCGTCGCGGATCGACGTCGGCCTGTGATAGAGCCCGGCCGCCCTGAGCTCGGCGAGCCTGAGCCCGAAGGTTGGCACCGGCGCGATTCCATGCCTCCTCGCCGAATGGCGGGTGACGGCGAACCCCGCCGTCTCGCGTGGGTCGAAGCCTATGAAAACAGTCCGTTTCATCGACGGCCTAGACCAGCTCTGCTTCACGCACTGCCTCTTCGAAGCTCATTCTCGGCCATGCGTCGACCGCGCTCCCAGGGCTCGCGTTCACGATGCGCACCCCCATTTTCGCGGCCGACGGCGCCACCGCCCGGTATTCGGCGGCCTGCTCGGCCAGCGATTTCGCCTCGCCTCCCTTCGGCCATGGCCATTTCAGCCCGTGACTGTGCCGCGCACCGCCGGGCCCCAGCCTGGCGTCGACGCCGAGCAGCACGATCCGCGCCGCGCCGAGATGGATCGCCAGGTTGATCGCGCCGGTCGTCGACGTCCGCGCCAGCGCGACGCAGGTCCGGTCCGACGACATCTGCTTCGGCTTGACCTTCCTGACCTTCATGATCCGGGGGTCGCCGACTTCCATCGCGGTCGTCACCACCGTTCCGGCGAACTCCTCCGGGATGGACGGCCGCAGGTTGCGCTCGCGCCACCAGCGGCCGTCGGCGAAGAACAGCATGTCGGCCTTCGGCCAGTGCACCCAGGACGACTTGACGACGATCACCCGCCGCCCGGCGAGAGGCGACAGGTCGCGGGGAAGCGACGGGCCGGAAGCGACGATGAAGACCGTCTCGCCCGGCCAGTCGCGCGGCACCGACCACAACTCAGTTCAGCGCGCCGCCGCCGAGCAGGACGTCGCCGGTCGACGACGGGTTCGACGCGGCCGCATACGCCTTGCCGATCGCCACCAGGCCGGCCGTCGAGTCGACGTTGGTCGCCGCGCCGGTCGCCGTGTCCCAGTAGATCAGGTCGCCCTGCGTCCACGCCTGCGCCGAGGTCTTGGCCAGCCGCCACACGCCCGTGAGCGCGAGAGCGCCTTCCGCATCCTCGGCGATGTCGACGATCGCCACGCCGAAGATGTTGCCGGCCAGCACGCCGTCGCCGGCAGAAATCGCGCCGTCGCCCGCTGTGTTGATCGGGTTGTGATAGGTGAGCGTCTCACCATTGCCGAGAAAATTGGTAGCCATTTCAGGCTCCTTTCAGATGATCAGGATGTAAGGGGAATGTGACCGGCCCGAAGGGCCGAGCCCGCGACTGCGGGCCGCCGGAAGTCCGGCGCCCCGCCGTGAGGCAGAACTATGCGCCCGTGGAATAGACCAGCCCGCGGAAGTCGAGCGCCTTGACGCCGGCGTCGATGCGGGCCTTGAACTCGACCCCGTCGACGTTCCAGCCGTCGCGCTGCTCGAGCGTCGGCTGGCTGACGCCGTTGAGATACGACACCTCGATCGTGTCGTGCGCGTTCGGGTTGGCGGCGAGATACCACTCCGCGGTGGAGTCGGCGTCGAGCCGCGCCTCGTCGACCACCTGCACCAGGTCACGGACATAGTTCGGTGCCCGCGTGTTGTTGGTGCCGGCCGCCGTCACCTCGAACTCGCTGGTGATCAGCTGCCGCGCCTTTCCCGCGAGCGTCGTCGGCACCAGCAGGAAGGCCGGGCGGATGTTGAGCGCCGCGGCGTGGCCGTCGGGATCCTGCTGCCGCGCCATCTTGGCCCGCGCCGCGTCGAGGTTGGCCGTCGTCAGCGTGCCGGTCGTGGTGTTGTCGTGGTCGGCATGGAACAGCGCCACGCCGTCGGCCATCGCCGGGTTGCCGGTGAGGATCGCATAGACCAGATTGCCGATCGTGCGCCGCGCCGCGCGGCCCATCCGCGCCGGCACGCGGGTGAACACGCTGAGGTCGTCGTTGATGATCGCCTGGCGGGTGATGGCGAACATCTTGCCGTAGGTGGCGAGCTGCACCGTCTCGCCGCGGTCGCCGATCGTGCCGAACGTGTATTCGGCACCTTCCGGCACCTCGCCGAGCGACGGGAACAGGTTCAGGTCGACGCGCTTGGTCGCCTTGAAGTCGGTGAGCGTGCCCGACGCCGTCCACAGCGGGAAGGTCTCCTCGGCCTCCATGTAGCCCTTCAGCATCGACTTGTTGGCGACGTTCGCCAGCACCTCGACGAAATCGGACGTCGAATGCATGCCGGCCGCCATGAACGGCCGCATGCCGAGCGCAGCACCCACCATCACCATCGGGTCGCCGGTGGTGAGCTTGATGCCGGCCTTCTCCAGGCTCATGCGGGCGATCTCGCGCAGGCTCATCGCAGAGAACTCGTTGACCTCGCCGCCCGAGAGGCCGGCCTTCGACATCAGCGACTTCTCGACGCCCTGCCTGAAGCGGTCGCGCTCGTCGGCCGCCACGGTCGCGACCGGCCGCGTCGGCGAGCCGGTATCGCCGGCAGCGAATGCGTCGATCACCAGGTCGCGGGCCTTGTCGAGGCTGCCGGCGGCCGAAGCGATGATCTTCTGCGTCTCGTCGAAGGACATCTTCGCGCGGCCGCACATCTCGTAGATCTTCACGGTCACGGCGTCGGCGCCGAGGCCGGGAAGCGCGGCAACCGGTGCCGGTTCGGGCTGCGGGGAAGCAGGGGTCGGGTTGGCGGGCTGGTTGGGGTCCGCCGGAGCAGCATTCCTGGACATGATTGTCCCTTTCGGTTCGAGTGCATCGAGCGGTGCGGACGCAACCGCCACCATCGGCAGGCCGCTGGCCTTCCGATCCCTGGCCGACGCAACAAGGTGCGCCGGAGCATTCCTGTAGGTGCCGTAGTCGAAGGTCGCGTCGGCCGTCGCCGCGTCCTTCGCCTCGTCGACCGTGGTCGCGAAACCCTTCTCGACCGCCTGTTTCGGCGTCAGCCAGGTTTCGGCCTTCATCATCTTGCGGATCTCGGCCTCGCCGCGGCCGCTGCGGTCGGCATAGACCTCGGCGTAGACGCCGCCCATCGTCTCCAGCGTGTCGGCGGTGCGCCGGTGCTCGTCGGCCGTGCCGAGCGTGATCCCGGCCGGCTCGTGGATCATCATCAGCGAGCCGAGCGGCATGACGATCGTGTCGCCGGCCATCGCGATCAGCGACGCCGCCGATGCGGCAAGACCGTCGATCGTCACCGTGACGGCGCCGTCGTGACGCTTCAGCGCGTTGTAGATCGCCGCGCCGTCGGTCGCGATGCCGCCGGCCGAATTGAGGCGAACCGTGATGTCGCCCTCCATGCCAGCCAGCGCCTCCACCACCTGGTCGGCGGTGAAGCCGGCCCCCTCCCAGAAATCGTGGAAGCCGAGCGGCCCGTAGAGCACGAGCTCGCCGTCAACGATCAGGTTTTGCATCGTCAGCTCCTTTTTCTCGCCCCTTGCGGGAGATGCGGACGATGGCAAGCCATCGCCGCGGGATAGCAAGGCCCGGCTCGCGGCCCTCCGCGAGCCGCTGGCCGCGCCTGGTGGTTCAGTTGGCTTCGGCCGGTTCCGCTTGCACGGGATCGGCCGCCGGCGCCGATGCCGTCACCGCGTTGCCGGCTGCGGTACGCTGGCGGGGATCGCTGTCGAAGACGAGCCCGAGCTCGTCGGCGCGTTCGCTGTCGACGGCATTCTCGGCATCGAGCTCTTCGGGATCGAAGCCGAGCTTGCGCTGCTCGTTCGAGCGCGACGACAGCCCGGCGCGGATGGCGTCGCGGGCGGCGCCGATCTCCTCCTTCGGGTTGATCATCTCGCGGGAGGGCGGCGTCCAGTCGAGCACGACGTCGGAAAGGTCGCGCGCCAGCACCAGGCTCGCCGCCTCGAGGAACCACTTCGCCACCACGCCGCAGAGCTGCGGGATCAGCATGAAGCGCTGCGCCGCGCCGATTCCGCGCTGGAACTCCAGCCAGCCCATGCGTCCGCTGGAGAAGTTGACGCCGGTCAGGTCGCCCGACAGCGCCTCGTAGGAGGTGCCGAGGCCGACCGCGATGTCGCGCAGCTCGGCCGCCTTGTAGGCACCGAAGTCGCCGACCGAGGGCGGCGAGCCGAACGTCACCTCTTCGCCGGGCTTGAGCCGCTGGATCATCCCGGGCTCGAGGCTTTCGACCCTGTAGGTCGCACCGTCCTCCAGCGCGGCGATCGGGCTGGTGTCGCCCAGCACCGTCGCCGTCGGCAGCTCCGCGCTGATGAACACGGCGAAGCAGGCGGCGATCTTCTGCCTCAAGAGCTGCGCGTCCGAATAGTCGGCGAGGTCGCGCATCTTCAGGATCACCGGCGCGAACCAGGTGACGCCGCGCGCCTGCCCCGGCCGGTCGGTGCGGAACACATGTGCGATGTCGGCCGCCGGTACACGCGCCGAATCATAGGCCCGGCCCGAATAGGAGCCGGGGTGCTGGGTGTAGAGCCAGTAGGCTACCTTGCGGCCCTGCCCGTCGAACTCGACGCCCTGGATGGCGAAGTTGCCATTCGGCATCGGCCCGTCCTTCGTCGAATCGAGATAATCGGGCTCGAGCACCTCGATCTGGAACGGCAGCGGCAGTCCGTCCGAGGCGAAGCGCCGGCGGCGCCTCAGGAGCACTTCGCCGCTCTCGACGATCGTCCCCATGGCCAGATGCTGCAGCCCGTAGAGATTCATCCGCCCGAAGGCATCGCAGGCCGGCGTGTCGAGATGCGCCCTGATCAGCCCCTGCACCCTGGCCTTGACGGTCTTCGGCGCGGTACCGGCAACCGCAGGGATGATGCCCTCGTTGCCGACGATGTTGTTGGCCAGAACCGCCTTGCCGCGCGCCGCGTGCGGGTTGTTGCGCACCATGTCGCGCGCCACGTCGCGCAGCCTCGACAGCGCCGGCAGGTTTTCGGCGTTGGCGTCGGTCGACACCACGCGCCAGCCCTGCGCGCGGCGGCCGCGCGTCGCGCCGTCATAGGCCATGCGGATCACCTGCCGCTGCAGGGCGGCGAGCTCGGCGCGCTCGTGCGCCGAGAGCGTCGATGCGTCGGCCAGCCCAGCCGGCCGCTTCGCCCGCGGCGATCGCCTGCGATCGTCCATTGCCGCTTTCGCCATCGGTTAGAGGCCCCTCGAAAATCCCGCCACGGTGCGCCGCGGCTCGGCCGAGGACGGATTGACCTCGGCCTCCATCTGCGCCAGCAGCTTTTCCATCTCGGCCACCGAGCGAAACGTCAGCAGCGTGTCGCCGTGCTTGGATGTCAGCACGCCCGAAGCCATCGCCCGCTTCAGCCTGTCGATGTCGGTCTGCGTCCAGGCCATCGCTTTTCACCCTCTCAGCCAGCCGCCGGGACGGCGATCGATGAAGATCTCCTTCGTCGCCGCCGCCGGCGCCGGCTTCTTCGCGCCGGCCTTCGGCTTCGCCGGCGCCGGCATCCCGGCCTGCACCTTCAGCACGTCCGGCGAGAACAGGTCGAGATCGGCGGGCAAGCCGCGGTCGGCCGCGAGCCGCTTCCATTGCTCCTCGGTCATCCTCGACTGGCCGAGATAGTCGGCGAGCGCGTCGTTGTAGATCTCGCAGTCTAGGCTGTGGTTTTCCTCGCCGTTGCGCACCGTCCACACCCGCCGCTGGCGGCCGCGGAACATCTCGGTCGCCAGGTACTCCGAGGTGATCTGCCGGAAGTAGATCTCGTCGAGCCAGGTGCCGAAATGGCAATAGCCGGCCGGGTCCGCATCCTTGCCGGCGGCGATGCCGAGCTTGTGCAAATTGGCGTAGAAAGCGCCCTTGAGCGGCCAGGTGCCGACCGCCCAGACCATGGCGCCGTGGCGGATGCGTTTGCCGTTGAAGTCGATATCGACCGGCGACGGCGACCCGAGTGCCGGCCGCGACCAGCCGTCGATGCCCTTCAGCGCGAACGCCGCCGCCTTGCCGCGCACCCATGTATAGACGACATGGCTGCGGTATCCGGAATCGACGCCGAAGGCGTCCACCTGGCGCTCGCGGCCGAAGGCGTCGGGCCAGCGTTTCGTCCTGATCTTCTCGAGCTCGACGAAGGCGCCTTGATGCGGATCGGACGTCTCGCCGTCGATGTAGCCGGCGTCGACCCGCCAGCTCTGGCCATCCGGCGCATAGGCCTTGATGACGTACCAGATGCCGCGCATCTGGACGTCGGCCGCGCCGGTCAGCATCAGCCCGCGCGGCGGGATATGGCCGCGCTGGAGGCTGCCGTCGCGCCGCTCCATCAGCCGCACGTGATCCGGCGCATCGCCCTTGACGTCGAAGGGCAGGCCCAGCGTCAGATTCTCGAAGGTCTTCAGCTTCTTCGGATCGCCGGCGGCCTTGACCCAGCGCTCGGCGACCTTGTCGAAGGGCACGAAGGGCGAGGTCAGCGCGTCGAAATGGTAGCTCGGATGGGCGCCGGGCTTGGGATCGGTGGCGATCCAGCGGCCCTTTTTCATCAGCGCCACCTTCTCGTGGCCCTCGACGATGGCGCCGCAGCACGGCGTCGCATAGTGCGCGTTGTACGGCCACTTCTCCTCGAAGCGGAACCAGCGGCGGTCGAAGACGAAGCGGAAATTTTCGCCGCAGCCCGGGCACGGCATGTGCCAGTAGCGGCGGTCGCCGGCGTTGAAATAATCGTCGATCTTCGAGCCGCCCTTGACCGTGGGCGTCGAATTGTAGAGCCGCTTCCACTCGCCCGACATCAGGAACGATTCCTGCCGGGCCTCGACCATGCCGATCGGGTCGCCCTGCTCGTCCAGGTCGTCTGGATATTCGTCGACCTCGTCGAGCAGCGCGACCTTGATCGTCTTCGACCTCAGATCCGCGGCCGAGGTGGCGATCGCCAGCGTCAGCGAGCCGCCGGGATAGACCTTGGACGTCGTCGTCGAGGCGTCCCCTGCCCGGCTGGTCTGCGTCTTCACCTTGCGGCGGAGCTCCGGCGTCTTCTCGATCGCCAGCTGCAGCTTGTCCTTGTTGAAGTCCTTGCGGGCGTCGTTGGTCGGCTGCACGATCATGATGCGGCAGGGATCCTGGTCGATCATGTGCCCGACCGCGGCGAGGATCAGCGTCGTGAAGCCGCTCTGCGCGCTTTTCCTGATCGCGATCTCGTTGACCGGACTGTCGAAGGAGAGCATGTCCAGCGGCTCGACGATGTAGGGCGTCAGCGAGGAATCCCAGGCCTCGCCCGACTTCGGCCCGTCCGGCACGACCAGGTGCTGCGCCGCCCATGCCGACGGCACGATCCGCTCCGGCGGCATGATGATGCCGGCCAGCGTGCCGGCGACGATCGCCAGCGCCGAGCGCTTCAACCTGATTTGCATCAAAGCCCTTCGCGGGTTTCTTCCTCGCCCCTTGTGGGAGAGGACAGTAAGGCCCGGCTCGCGACCTTCCGCGAGCCGTCGGCCGCACTTGGTGAGGGGGTACTCCTTGGCCTAATCCTCGGCCAGGTCGACCTGGTCGCCGCCGGCCTCTTCCTCGGCCAAGCCTTCGCCCTTCTGCAGCGTCAGCGCCGAGCCGATCCCCTTGCGCAGCTCGTCCTTGATCTCGCGCAGCTTGCGCCGGACCGCCGGCTCGCCTTCCTTCGCCGCGCCGACGAGCTCTGGCGCGAAGCTCGGCAGCCGCTCGATCGTGCGCACGATCGCCTCCGCCGCCCTCACCATCGCCGCCTCGACCATCGCCACCGGCACCAGCTTGCCCTGCCGCTCGCCGAGATCCAGCGCCCTCAGCCGCGCGTCGTAGACCGCCCGCTCGGTCTGCGCGTCGCGCAGCTTCGACGGCACCGGCTCCTCGGCGACCGTCTCGCGCCTGGTCGCGACCGCCTGCTCCTTGACCGCGTCGCCGGCCTGGCCGACCGCCCGGTCGAACGCCGCGAGCTCGACCAGCCGTGACCGCCCGTCGAGCCTGGTCGCGACCAGCCCCTTCGCCTCGAGCCGGTCGACCCGCTCCTTCGCCGCCTGCCGGCCGATGCCCTTGCGCCGCGCCAGCTCGGCGATCGACACCCAGACGCCGCCTGACGTGGCCGCGCCGCCGTTCCCCGCGTCCGACGAACTTGCCTGTAAGGTTGTCATGCCCGTTTCGTCAGGTTTGTCAGGTCAGTTTCCACCCCAGCCTCACTACCGCCAGATCGCGCGCAGCCGCGAC